ACCGGATGGCCCGCCGATTTTTTTAAAGTGGGGCCCCGACCAATGATAATGCGCGCTCATCGCTTATTTAGCTTGTGGTCCCTCTATATAAGACTTACGAAGTAAGTTTCGGGTTAAAGATGTGGGACCCTTTAGAGAACGAGTTTCCTGAAACTGTTCACGGTTTTAGGTGTATGCTTGCCGTAAAATACTTGCAGGCTGTAGAAAATACGTATTCTCCAGATACGAAGGGTGCCGAATTTATACGTAGGTTGATCGTAATTCTTAGGAGTCGTAACTATGTCGAAGCGACCTGCAGATATCGTCATCTCTACTCCGAGCTCGAAGGTACGCCGTCGTCTGAATTTCGACAGCCCGTATGCGAGCCGTGCAGCTGCCCCTACTGTCCTCGTCACAAGCAAAAAGAGGTCATGGGCAAGCAGGCCGATGTACAGGAAGCCCAGAATGTACAGGATGTACAGAAGCCCTGATGTGCCCAGGGGATGTGAAGGCCCATGTAAGGTACAGTCATTTGAAAAGAGACATGATGTTAGTCATACTGGTACTGGGCTTTGCGTTTCTGATGTTACTAGAGGTACTGGGCTTACTCATCGTACTGGTAAGAGATTTTGCATTAAGTCCGTTTACATATTGGGTAAGATATGGATGGATGAAAACATCAAGACCAAGAACCATACGAACACCGTATTGTTCTGGCTTGTTAGAGATAGAAGGCCCGTCACTACTCCATATGGGTTTGCTGAAGCATTTAACATGTATGATAATGAGCCATCTACTGCGACTATTAAGAATGACCTTCGAGACAGATTACAAGTTTTGCACAAGTTTGGTGTTACGGTTACTGGTGGACAATATGCGTCTAAGGAACAGGCTATGGTGAAGAAATTCTGGAAGATCAACAATCATGTCACGTACAACCACCAAGAGAAGGCTGCTTATGAGAATCACACTGAGAATGCGTTAATTTTGTATATGGCATGTACTCATGCTTCTAATCCCGTGTATGCTACTCTGAAAATCAGAATCTATTTTTATGATTCTGTTAACAATTAATAAATATTGAATTTTATTATATGTCTCTCGGAAACTGAGAGAGTGTTGTTGAATACATCGTACAATACATAATCTACTGCTCTTATTACATCATTAAGTGAAATTACACCTAAATTATTTAAATAACCTAATACATGTCTACTAAATATTCGCAAGAAACGCGAGGTCGGAGCTCGTAAGGGAGTCAAAACCCGAAAGTTGAGGAAGCATTGGTGTATCTCCAATGCTTTCCTCAGGTTGTGGTTGAACCGTATTTGGAAGTGGACTGTGTTGTATGGCCTGAGAAATGGATTCTCCTCGTATTCCGTTATCTTGAAATAGAGGGGATTTGGAACCGTCCAAATAAACGCGCCATTCCTTGCTTGAGCTGCAGTGATGGGTTCCCCTGTGCGTGAATCCAGAGTCATGGCAGTTGATGGAGAGGTAATAGGTGCACCCGCACGTCAGGTCAATCCTCCGTCGGCGAATTACTTTCTTCTTCGCTGCACGGTGCTGCACTTTGATTGGTACCTGAGTACAATGGCTCCTCGAGGGTGACGAAGGTTGCATTCTTTAAAGCCCAGGCTTTTAATGCGCTGTTCCGCTCTTCGTCTAGGTACTCTTTATATGATGACGTTGGGCCTGGATTGCAGAGGAAGATTGTTGGGATGCCACCTTTAATTTGAATGGGCTTCCCGTACTTTGTGTTGCTTTGCCAGTCCCTTTGGGCCCCCATGAATTCTTTAAAGTGCTTTAGATAGTGGGGGTCTACGTCATCAACCACGTTGTACCATGCCTCGTTGCTGTACACCTTGGGGCTCAAGTCAAGGTGCCCACACAAATAATTATGTGGACCCAAAGACCTAGCCCACATGGTCTTGCCGGTCCTACTATCACCCTCAATAACAATACTAACCGGTCTCCAAGGCCGCGCAGCGGCACCCATGACATTTTCGGACACCCAGCACTCAAGTTCTTCGGGAACTTGATCAAAAGAAGAAGAAGAAAAAGGAGAAATATAAACCTCCAATGGAGGTGTAAAAATCCTATCTAAATTACTATTTAAATTATGAAATTGAAAAATATAATCTTTTGGGAGTTTCTCCCTTATTATTGACATGGCCGCCTCTTTAGAACCTGCGTTTAACGCCTCTGCACATGCGTCGTTAGCGTTCTGGCAACCTCCTCTAGCACTTCTTCCGTCGATCTGGAATTCTCCCCAGTCGAGGGTGTCTCCATCCTTCTCCATATAGGACTTGACGTCGGAGCTGGATTTAGCTCCCTGAATGTTCGGATGGAAATGTGCTGACCTGGTTGGGGATACCAGATCGAAGAATCGGTTATTCGTGCAGACGAATTTCCCTTCGAATTGCACGAGCACATGGAGATGAGGGCTCCCATCTTCGTGTAGTTCTCTACAGATTTTAATGAATTTTTTATTTGTTGGGGTTTCGATATTCTGTAATTGGGAAAGAGCTTCTTCTTTTGTTAGAGAGCAATGTGGATATGTAAGGAAATAATTTCTGGCTTGTATTTTAAAACGTTTTGGGGGAGCCATTGACTTGGTCAATTGGAGACAATCAAACTTGCGGAATGAATTGGAGACAGGAGACAATATATAGGTGTCTCCAAATGGCATATTGGTAATTATGAATTCTAATTTGAAATTCAAATTTCAAATTGGTAAAGGGCCATCCGCTCTAATATT